GGCCAGAGATCCACCGTGAGGATGGCCTCTTCTTTTTTGGCCTCCTCGCCGCCGTCCGGGTCGGGGACGGAGCGCTTGCCCGGGGTGATGAGGTAGCGCATCCCATCCTCGTTGCCGCTGAATGAGTTTTTGTTCTGCAGATAGTGCAGCATGGGCACAAAGATCATGTAGAATTCCTTCCATTGTGATAATCTATCTTTCATTATAAAGCAACTGGCGCAAAAAGCAAGTTTTTTCCGCCTGCCGCGTTCCGACAGAAAAAACTGTTGACAAAACCGCCACACTTTGCTACACTAATGGAGCAGTCCTGCAGGGTTAGCTCATCCGGTAGAGCGACTGCTTCCCAAGCAGTAGGCGGCGGGTTCGAGTCCCGTATCCTGCTCCATTAAAAAGAACGTCAGTTCGTTGAGAACTGACGTTCTTTTTCTTTTGATCACCCACTTTGTAACCCACTTGACTTTTCGTAAACAGAGCACAGCCCCGGACAGTAAAACCGCTGTCCGGGGCTGTGCTTTATCAAATCGCCCGGCGGTTGCGCCATCCGGCTGCCGGGAGGTGTCACAAAGTCCCCTCCATGGTACGCACTGTCAGGAGGCGGAGAGGGGACAGCCGCAGCGCTGCGGTGTAACTCACTTCTTCCCCTGCATCTGATCCAGCAACTCATCGGCGCGGATGGCCTCAGGGGTGAAGGAGTTATTCTCCCACCATGCCCAGATGGCGGCAGCGGTGGTCAGGCCAGCGGTCACCCACTGCTCCACGCTAGCGCTGTCGATGGGCAGCACCGGCTTGCCTGCTGCGCTCAGCAGCTGGTTGACGAGGGCCAGTGCCAGCACAACAGTGCGGGCAATGGTCGCGGCGGGGATGGCGGGGGTGTTGTTCTCAGGGATGTGTGCGTTCATAATGTCAGTTCCTTTCTTCAGTCGTGGATGGGTAAAGCGCAGGCTCTCTTGTACAATTCCGTGCCGGTGCCGTTGCCGCCCATCACATGATAGGTCTTGTAGAGGTAATTCAGGTTGCGCAGGCCGTCGCGGGTGATGTACCCCAGCTCCATAAAACGGTAACACTCGGTATAGATGCGGTCGTGCAGCAGGGCCAGCACCGCGTCCCACAGGGCCTTGATTTTGGGGATGGCGGCAAGGATCGCGCCGCCGATCAGAGCACAGAGCCACCCGGCCCAATACTCCGTGATAAACTGCCACATCGGTCTCACCCCTCGTCATCATCTTCCCACGCCTGCCGGATGCGCTGTCCGTTGTGACACACCGCATCCAGAACGGCATCTGCTTGGATATTGGATGCCAGCAGGGCCTTGTCTTGGGTATTCATATTGTAGTACCCCGTGAACACCTCACCGTCTGCCAGAGGCGCTGCTACGGTGATGCGGTCGATTTTGTGCTCTTCCAGTGTAGCTAGAACCTCTGAGAGCCAGGGTGCGTATGGTGCATCTGAAATCAGATAACTTGCCATCGGTCTCACACCTCCATTACCGGAATACCGTATTCCTCGGCGCACTGCCGCTCAATGCGGCAGCCGCGTGCGTACTCCCAGCCCGGGGCGAAAACCGCCACGTCAGCCTTAGCCAGAAACTCGATGCTGCGTGCCAGATAATCCAGCGGCTTCGCATCGGGGCCAAAGTCCTCAAAGAACGTTTCCAGAGGAACCGCATCGTCACCAAACACGGCCTTTGCCTTCCCGATCACTGCGGCACGCTCCTGCAGCACCTGCTCGTCCGATAGGCCGTTCATAGGCTGGCTGATAAAAAGCTTCTTGCTCATCACTTATGCTCCTCTCACTTTCGTCAGCCCGGCCCGCTGGATGATGGAGGCGTAGTCCTTGTAGGCCACGCTGAGGTCTGCGCCCTTGGCAATGCCGGGAATCTTTCCGCTGCTGGTGTACTGCCACATCCCGAAGGGCCAGCCGGGGGAGGGCTTCTTGGTGCGGTAGGCCGCCAGCCATACGTCGTAGGGCTTGAGGGCCGCGCCGCCCATGTAAAGGTTGTTCTGCCCGAAGTTCAGGCCGGTGTAGAGCATGGCGTACACGCCCCAGCTCTCCACCACGCTCAGGCAGTGGGCCACGATGTCGGTCAGGGCGGACTTGCTCAGGGCCGCCTGCAGCTTGTCCTCGATGTCCACAGCCACCGGGAGCTGGAACGTCTTGCCGGTCAGCGCCTGCTTGAACAGGGCCAGCTCCCTGTCGGCTTGTGCCTTGGTGGTGGCCTTGAAGTAGCCGTACACGCCCACCGGGATGCCCAGCCGGGTGCACTCGGCGTAGTTGCGGGCAAAATAGGGGTCAATGTAGGGCTTGCTGGGTTTGCCCTCTTTGCTATTGCCCATGGCGCGGATCATCACACCGGAGATAAGGCCGCTGCGCTTCACCGCGTCCCAGTCGATGCGGCCCTGCCAGCGGGACACGTCAAGAATTGTTCTGGGCATTCTGCGCCTCCTTCTCGGCCAGCAGCTCGGTCAGCTCCTTGTACTCGTCATCAGTCAACTTGCTTGCGGCATAGAAAACGTCCAGCTTGGTGCTCATGCCCTCCAGATTGCCGCGTTCGATCATGCGTTTACAGGTACGGTACAACATAGGTTTGTCCTTTCCGGGGCAGTGCCCCATCTTAAAAATGTTATCGTCCTCTTGGCAGAGGGGCTTACTCCGTGATCCCCAGCTCCAGTAGGGTCAGCCGGTAGGCCTGGTCAACGTTCAGCGCATCGGCATCTGCCTGGGCAGCTTCCACCGCCACAAGCCGCTCCTCAAGTGTAGGGGTCGGCTTCGGTGCATCGGCAGGGTCTGGCTGCGTGCCAGCCTCCACCACAACGTAAGCATCCGGCTGGTCGTCCATGCTCCACAGAGCCTCGCCAACGGCAGCCGCTGCATTGTGGGCGGTAATGGCATCCACAACGGCAGAATAGGCATCGCACTCTTCCTGCGTGATGACCGGCTTCGGGATTTTTGTTCCGGGTTTGATCTCCATTTGCATTCACCTCACTTCCAGCGGCCATAGGCGATCCAGTTGACATATTCCCGACTTCCGGAAAGATTTATGTACATAGATGTTGTTGTTTTGTCAGTAAAGCCAAAGCTCGCATTGCCCGGGTACTGCGTTTGGAGCGATCCAATGCAAGAGTAATTTGCATTTGCAAAGGCAACAGGTAAATACGTTCTATCCATGTTGGTTCCCCAGCAGATCTGTGTTCCATCGGTATAGCGCACATAATAGGTTCCGCTGGTATAGACCGCTGAAGCACCCGCCGGGCCCTGCGGGCCAGTCGCGCCTGTGGGACCTCTGGCTCCAGTTGCACCGGTAGGCCCTTGCGGCCCCTGTGGGCCGGTGGCACCGGTGGCACCCTTGGGGCCCTGCGCACCGGTATCTCCTTTGTCGCCCTTTGCGCCTTTCAGGCTGGCGATCCAGGCAGATTCACTGCCGGTGTACCCCAGCTGAACAGCCAGCGCATAGGCCGACTGACCATCAAAGGTTCCGGCTTCCTTGGCCTGCTTCACGGCATTGGTGGCCGCATTGGCCGCGTTGGTGCTGGCTTTCTCTGCCCGGTCGGCATCGGCCTTTGCCGCCCCCGCGCTGGTAGATGCCTCCCCGGCCTTGGTGACGGCGGTGGAAGCGCTCCCCGCAGCGGCGGTGGCCTGCTGGGTGGCAGTTTCTGCCGCAGCGGTGGCCGTCTTGGTAGATTTGGCCACGTCGTTTAAGGCTGTGGTGCGGGCCCGTGCGATGTCCTGCAAGGCGGTGGTGTGCTCCGTCTCCGTGTCCTGCAGGGCCTGCTTGGCGGCGGTCTCACTGGTCTTGGCGTTCTTCTCACTGGCGGCGGACTTGGTCTCGCTGCTCTTGGCTGCCTCCGCGCTGTCCTTGGCGGCAGCGGCACTGCTGGTAGCTTTCTCCTCCAGTGCGTTGATGCGTTCCTTGGCAGCGGCCAGCAGCTCGTCGGTGGGGATGCCGGTCACACCGTCCCGCACGATGCCGCAGAGTGCCTCGTCCAGCCGGGTGTCAGTGATCTGGCCCGTAGAGATGCTGGTGGAGCCTGCCGGGCGGGTGATCTCGGCAAGGCAGAGGTCGTAGATCAGCTCGGTGCGGGAGATGGCGGGGGCCGTGGGTGTGCTGGATGCCGTGCCCTGCAACACCTGCAGGCTGGCGGCTCTGGCACCGGCATCATAGCGCATGGCGATGCGGTCGATGCGGGGGAGAGACGGGTCGGCCAGCGGCATGGTCAGGGTGTCGGCCTCCCGCTTGGTGATGGAGTAGCCGGTGAAGCGGCTGGGGTGCACCCAGCCACGGCCCGCCCCCACGGTGACCTTCAGCCCGCCTGCGGCTGTCACCGGGAAGTCCTCAGCGGAGCTGAATACGCCGCTGGTGAGGCCCGCAAGGTAGGCCGCCACGTCTGCGGCATCGAAGTCGTAGTCGTTGGCGGGGTATAAAACGATTTTGCTCAAAAGATCATCTCCTTACAGCTTGCGCCAGACCGGCATACCCAGCCGCACGGTGCGGGTGGTGCTGTCGCTCTGGCTTTGGGTGATGACATCGGCCACCCGAACGGTGGCCTTGTAGCCCAGCTCCGGGATGGTGCAAAAGGCCACGTCACCGGGAGAAAGGCCCTCAGCATCGATGGTCAGTTCAATGCTGCCGGTGCGGAGCTGCTCCAGCAGTTTATTCGTGCCCCGGGCCATGAGCCGCTCGAGGTAGGCCTGGCTCTTGCTGGTCTCGCCCTTTTCCTCGTCCGGCTGCACGTCCCGGGCATCCACATACAGCTCCCGTCGGTCGGCACCGGTGGCACCCGTCAGGCCCACGGTCACGGTGGCCCGGTTCTCGCCCTCGCCTGCGCCCTGCACCACAGCGACATTGGCGTAGTCGCTGTCGCCAAAGGCCCACGCGGCCTGCTGAAGGTTGCCCCACTTGGTGGAAAAACGGTTGTTTGGGTCAGCGGTGGGCCGGTAGACCTCGAACAGCAGCTTCTTGTCTGCGTTCTTGCCTGCCAGCCGCACCCGGAAGCCCAGGTCGCAGGCCGCGCCGATGGTCGTCAGGTAGTCCATGATACTGCCGCCGGAGGTCTGTGCAGTGTAGGTGGTGTCAAAGCCCACAAGCGTGCCCAGCTCTAGCTTTGGCCATGGCTGCATTGCGCTGACCAGTCTGCGCATGGCGGCTTCGGCGTTCTCATTCTTCACGATGCTGGTACAGGCCCGCTTGGTGAAGATCCACGTCCCCGGGAAGCCGGTGACCACTAAGTTGCTGTCGGTGTTCTCGTTGCTCCGGTGGCAGATGCGCATGGGCACATCGCTGTCACTGCGGCGCAGCCAGCGACCCTCCCGGAGAAGAGCGAGGTTCTCCTCGGTGGGGCGCACCTCCAGCGTGAACTCTCCCTCGGTGTTGTAGGGCTCGTCCCAGTAAAGGCTCACCCACATCTCTACCCGGCCCAGCCGGGCGAGGGTCAGTTCATCCAAGACATCCAGTGTCACGAGATCACCTCCGGCAGAATACCGCTCACCATGGGATAGAAGCGCACTGTCACCTGCAGGCTTGTCTCGCCGCTGTCGGCGGTGGCCTTGAGCAGGTTGTCTCCGGGGGCCAGCTCCAGCAGGTCAGACTCTTCATCCAGCAGGGAGAAGATATTCTCCTCCGTGCCGTCCTCCGTCCGCTTGACTGCCAGCTTGTCGGTGGTGGTGCGGTAGATTTCGATGACCTGCCCTGGGGTCAGGGTGGTCAGGATGCGGATGCTCTGGCCCGTGATGATGTTCAGCACGGTGGGGTTGACCACAGCGCCGTCGCTCTTGAGGGTGGCCGTGAAGGGCACCGCCAGCGCCCCGGGGTTATAGGCATTCAGCCAGCCGATGGAGGTGCGCACGCCGAACCGGTGAGGCGTGCTGTAATTGATGGGCAGCCTGAACGATGGCACAAAGCCGTTGATGCAGAAGCTCTGATCCTGCAAGTTGTACCAGAAGGGCTTGGGGCAGAAGAGCATGAAGTCCAGCACCGGGTAGGGGTGGATGCTCTTTGTGTAGGGGGTCTTGGAAAGCACGAAACGGCAGAAGAATCTATCCTCGAAGTACATTGTGCCGCTGGTGAAATAGGGCAGCTTTTCCAGCAGTAATTCCGCATCCGCGTCGCCGTGGGGGCTGTGGCAGTGGATAATGAGTTCACGGCTCACCCCGGCCACGCTCTGGCGCTCCACCGTTTCACCGATCTGGTTCACTCGCTGCGCCTTTTGCAGATTTACATCTACGCCATTGATGGGGTCGAGGGAGTAGGGCGTGCCGTAGTCCCACCCGATGTCGAGAGTGGCCCCGGCATCCGTGACCAGCTGCAAATGGTCTTTTCTGAATGGCATCTCGGTGCCCTCCTTTCATCGTTTCTGGGCCTTGGCCCGGTCGGCTTCCCAGCGTGCTTCCCGCTGGAGGTCTGCCGCCGTCTGGGCCTTGCTGTAAATGTTCTGGG